ATGAAACGTCGAGAAGAAGAATTAGATAAAGCAATAAAACAAGGTGCTGTTAAAACCAATGGACGTGGTGATAGTAAAGAATATGTTTTACACGGTTCTAATTTAAAAGGTGTAGTAAATGTATTGACAGATGGTGCAGTACTTAAAAGGAAAGTTGACCAAGCTCAAATTAAAGTTAGTTGGATAAAAGAACCAGACTATTCACACTCATTAGATGATATAAGCGAACCTAGAGACCACGGTTGGGCGTGTGGGGCAAGTGCTGGCTTGGTTGCAGTTAAGAAAGAGAATCCTTGTGAAGTGTACCTAATAGGACACGATTTACATAGTCATAATGAGAAGATTAATAATATCTACAAGAGTAGTAAGCATTATACAGCAAAAGATAACAGTCCAACACCAGGGTTGAATTGGATCAACCAATGGAGAACTATGTTCCAATGGTATCCAGACATACATTTTTATAAGGTCAATAGATATAATGATGGCAGGGATAAGGTCAATGGACCTATTGAAGAGTGGAAAGGCATACCTAACCTGAAGTACATAGATTATACCACACTTGACTCTATGCTCTAATTATGTTATATTAGACATAGTGAGTGTATAAATAATAATGAAGACGATTATATAGTCTACACAAATACAACGAATATGTTAATACAAAAGGAGAATACATATGGATTTTGAAACATTAAAATCATCATCAAGTAACTTTGATAAGATTACAAAGGCACTTGAAAAGAACCTCGGTCCCGAGGATCAAGCAAACAAAAACAAGTATCAAGACGATAGACTTTGGAAACCAGAGTTAGATAAAACTGGTAACGGTTATGCTGTTATTAGATTTTTACCTGCGTCTAACAACGAAGAAATGCCTTGGCAAAGAGTATGGTCACACGCATTTCAAGACAAAGGCGGTTGGTACATTGAAAATTCATTAACAACTTTAAATACTAAAGATCCAGTTAGTGAAGATAATACAAGATTATGGAATACAGGTGTTGATAGTGATAAGGATATTGCTCGTAAGAGAAAAAGAAAATTATCATACTATTCTAACATCTATATTGTTAGTGATCCAAAACATCCCGAAAATGAAGGCAAAGTTTTCTTATACAAATTTGGTAAAAAGATATTTGATAAGATATCAGAAGCAATGCAACCTCAATTTGCGGATGAAAAGGCAATCAACCCATTTGATTTTTGGAAAGGTGCAAACTTTAAACTAAAAATTAGAAAAGTTGATGGCTATTGGAACTACGACAAATCTGAATTTGAAGGTGTTACGCCAGTAGCAAGTGAAGATACTGCTATTAAATCAATATGGGCGAAACAGTATCCTTTGAAACCATTTGTGGACCCTAGTAATTTTAAATCTTATGAGGAACTCAAAGAGAAACTGAATAGGATAATTATGGGTACACGAAGCACCGAAACTGTTGAAACAGTTGACCTCCCACAACAGGTCAATGGCAAGGTGAAAAGTACTAACGTTGTGAACTCTAAACCTGCTAGTGAGGAAGACGATACGTTGTCTTATTTTAGTAAATTGGCAGACGAAGAGTAAACCTTTCTCTCTCAAAAAACGTTAAAACTTAAAGGGCACCTAGTAATAGGTGCCCTTTTTCATTATAAATAGTAGTATGGCAAATATATTTGAACCCATATTAGACAAGCAAAAAGGCGTACTAAAGTCAGCACAATGGTATAGAAATGCTGTCCAAAGTATAGCAGGCAAGGCAACTGCTAGTGGTCTTATGAGAAGTGGAAAACTAAATCAAAGACCTAGTGCAGGACGTCTGAATATGTATTTTTACGACCCTAAAACTAAAAAGAAATTACCATACTACGATATATTCCCATTAGTTTTACCAGTAGATACATTTAAAGGTGGTTTTGTAGGGTTAAATTTTCACTACTTACCATATATAATGAGGTTTAGATTATTACAAGACATACAACGATATGCTAGTAATACACAATTTGACCATACAACAAGAATAAATGCAACATACAGTACACTTAAAAATATACCTATGATACAACCAACGATTAAGAAATATTTGTGGCGACACGTAAGGTCAAACTTTTTAAGAATAGACGCAGACGAAATGGCTATTGCAGTATATTTACCTGTGCAACAATTTAGAAAAGCAACACCTCAAAAGGTGTGGGCAGATAGTAGGAGAGCAATTTAAATGGCAATATTCAGAGCAGGTAAACGTATCGGTAATATGGACATACGAGTTGGTCTACCGAGAGATAGGTCATTAGAAAACGTTGAAGGTGATTCAAGAATAAAATCTGAGCAAAAAATTGGACCAAATGTAACTACATCTATTGGTAGATTTATGGCTCAAATAAATGAAGGTGAAGGTATTGCTAGAGCAAACAAATTTTTAGTTAGATTTTATCCACCAAAAGATATGGTGTTTGATGGTGCAGATAATGAATTTTTTAACGGTGTGAAGATGAGATCCAATATAGAATTGATGTGTACATCTATAGTATTACCACATAGAGATACATTAACTACAAATTATGTGACTTATGGACCAGGTAGAAAAATGCCTTATGCATATAATTATGGTACAAGAGTTGAGTGTATGTTTATGGGAGATAAGTTTTTAAGACAAAGAGCTTGGTTTGAAATGTGGCAAGGTAAAATGCATAGTTTAAAAACACATAACTTACAATATTATGATAGTTATGCTGGTACTATGGAGATATTTCAGTTAGGATCATTTAGAGATTCAGACAAAAACGCAGGATATGATGATAACTATAGATTGACCTATGGTGTGAGATTGCACGAAGTATATCCAGAAACAATAGGAGAAATACAATATCAATCAGTAGTAGATGATATGATACCTATGGACATACCTGTAAGTTTTGCATTTAGAACTTGGGAGAATATAACACTAGATGAATTAAGTGGTGTTGGTCACGCTAAAGCAACAGGTTGGATGCCAAACATAAAAGCTAGTAAGCAATATGGAGGTGCAATATTTGGTAAAGTATTAGGAAAAATGCCACCAGATATGCAAAGAGCAGTTAAAACTGTTGTTGGTAAAATTAAAAGAGATATACCAATTGGTAGGAAGACTGGTGGTAGAGTGTTTCCACCATTTGAGATAAATAAGGTTAAATAATATATAATAAAAGGAGTAAATTATGGCATTGCCTATAGTAGAAACAGCGACATTTGAATTGACATTACCATCTAAAGATGTAAAGGTTAAATTCAGACCTTTTCTTGTTAAAGAAGAAAAGATATTATTACAGGCATTGGAATCTGGAGAAGATAAACAGATAAACAATGCATTGAAACAAATAGTACACTCTTGTACATTTGGAACTGTAGATATAGATACAATACCTCTATTTGATGTAGAGTATATATTTTTACAGATAAGAGCAAAGTCAGTTGGTGAAATAGTAAAACTTAAATTACTATGTCCAGATGACAATAAAACTTATGGTGAGGTTGAGGTAGATTTGTCTAAAGTGGAAGTACACGTAGAAGATAATCACTCTAACAACATTGTGGTTGATGAAGCGAAAAAGATTGGGATTATTATGAGTTATCCTACCATTAATTCAACTAATACGATAGGTGCTAAGGGTATGAAAACCCAGCAGATGTTTGATTTGTTGGTAAGTACAATTCATCAAGTATATGAAGGAGATAAGATACACTCTCCTACTGATTATACTAAAGAAGAAATGCATAAGTTTATAGAGAGTTTAGACAGTCAATCATATAAGAAAATCAATGAATTCTTTGATAGTATGCCTAAATTAAAGCAAGAAGTAGAATTAGAGAATCCGAAGACGAAAATTAAGAGTAAAATTACGTTGGCTGGATTAACGGATTTTTTCGTATTGCCCTCTCTCACGAATCGTTAGAGAATTACTATCAAGTGAATTTTGCATTAATGCAACATCATAAATATTCATTGACTGAACTGGAGAATATGGTGCCTTGGGAGAGGGAAATATATGTGGGGTTATTAACGGCACATATTAAAGAAGAGAACGACAAAATTAGATTGAGGAATTCAGCGCCGAAAGGATAAACAATGGCAGATGATTTAGTAAAAGTAAAAAAGACAACAGAAGAATACGAGTTGGCGAAGAGTGACCTTGTTCCTGATTCAGGTGAGGATGCTCCTACTTGGTATAACAAAACAGCAGGTCTATTAGATAAGTTTAGAGTCATACCTAGATTAGTAATGTTGGCATACATTTATGCCTTCTATAAATCAGTAACTTGGTTTATGACATTACCTGATCCAACTAATTCACAAGCAATGTACATATCAACTATAGTTGGTGCTGGTGCTGCCTTCTTTGGATTATATGTTGGCAAACCTGGAACAAAATTACCGAAGAGTAAGAAATAAGGACATTTATGGCAAAGAATAGATTAGATATATCAGACCAAACAGCAGTAAGTATGCCTATGAAGAACTTAATTGCTATAATCGGTGCCGTAGCCGTTGGCGTGTGGGCATATTTTGGCGTGATTGAGCGATTGAATAAATTGGAAACTAATACAACACTATTAGAAAAAGATTTAAACCAGGCAAGTGAAAGACTTTCTGGTGATATAGAGAAGAACAACGAATTTAGAATCAAATGGCCGAGAGGTGATTTAGGTTCACCACCTGCTGATTCCGAGCAATTTATGTTGATTGAATTTTTAAGTGGACAAGTAGAGTCCATACAGAAAGATTTACAAAATATGATGAACAATGCAGTTAACATTGAGAGATTGCAGAAAGATATGGAAAAGGTTCTAGCAGACGTAGAGAAATTAAAGGACAAAATAAGAAGTGTTAAAAACGGAGGAGAATAAGATATGGACGCAACAACACTAGTTACCATCATCACAATGTTTATTGTGACCAATACTTCAAGCGAATTTGTTAAGTATGATGGATTAATGGATTGTCTTAAAGACAAAAGAAAAATAGAAAAAATGAAAGATGGTCGTAGAGTTATTTGTGGTCCATCTATGGCAGAAATTGACGCAGATGGTAATATTGTCAGTATTAAAAACAAAATGCCTGACCAATCTGGTAGTTTAAAACTAGGTGGTACAGCGAAGTCTTTAACAGAAAAGAAAAAAGAAAAAAAGACTAAAGTATTAACGCAATAGGATAGATTATATGAAAAAAATATTAATGAGTTTATTAGTTGCTCTATTTTTGGTTGGTTGTAATACAACAAAGAGTATTAAAATAGAACAAGAAGTCGGTCTCTTAAAAACCGTACAAGAAAGAGGTTATGTTATTTGTGGAGTTAATGCAGGTCTACCAGGATTTTCTGCTCAAGATGAGAACGGAAACTGGAGTGGTTTAGATGTAGATTTCTGTAAGGCAGTTGCCGCTGGTATATTTGGTGACTCAAGTAAAGTAGAATTTGTAGGATTAAATGCTAGTCAAAGATTTCCAACATTGGCGTCTGGCAATATTGATGTACTTGCAAGAAACACAACTTGGACAATTAGCCGTGATGTTAATTTAATGTTTGAGTTTGCAGGTGTTAACTATTATGATGGACAAGGATTCTTGATACCTACTGATTTAGATATTAAGAGTGCAACAGAATTAGATGGTGCGTTTGTATGTATTACAAAAGAAACTACAAGTGAATTAAATCTAAATGATTATTTTGCAGAACAAAATATGGCATATATGCCAGTATATGTTGAAGGTAATAAAGACGCAAAGGCAAAACTATTTGCTGGTGATTGTGATGTATTCACAACAGACGCTTCTGGTTTAGCATCCGCTAGAGCAGGTGCAGAAGACCCTAGTAAATGGTTGGTATTACCTGAAATTATATCTAAAGAACCATTAGGTCCACTTGTAAGACAAGGCGACCAAGAGTGGGAAGATATAGTTAGATGGACACATTTTATTATGATAAATGCTGAAGAGGCAGGTATCACAATGTACAATGTTGATTTAATGTTAACTTCAAAGAATAAAGAAGTTAAAAGAATACTAGGTGTTGAAGGTTATATCGGTCCTATGTTAGGATTGGGTATGAAATTTGGTTATAATATTATCAAACAAGTAGGAAACTATGGGGAATCATTTGAGAGAAATGTAGGACCTAATACTCCACTTGCATTAGAACGAGGATTAAATAATCTTTGGAAAAATGGTGGCGTAATGTACGTACCACCAATAAGATAGGGAGAACTATGTTTAAAAAATTATACGATATGATAGGATTTAGAAACGGCGACACTAGAATGTTATTAAAGATTTTAGCAGGTTTGTTTTTGATTGCAATAGTATTTGGTGTAGTATTGCATAGTACAAGAGCCAATGCAGATTGTACAGGTTGCGGAGATGATGGACACCAAATTTGTCCAGTAGAAGGTGCAGACCACGAACACAATAAACCAGAAGTAGTATTTGCAGTATGCGTATTTGCAGATGGTTCATTAATTGACCATAAAGGTGCAAATAGTATGTCCGATTGCTTAAAGACTAAAAGAGAAGTAGAGAAAAAGTGGAGAAACAAATCTGAAGAAACAGATAGTGTAGAAATAAATGGTATTACTTACAAGATAGACGGAGAAAGTTTAGCATTTATGTGTGATTTAGTTGACGCAAGAGTACATCATTATAATGATGGTACTTGGGAAATAGTAGAGATACTAGGCAAACATAAAAAGGACGAATAATGTTAAAAGAAATAAAAAGATGGTGTATTGAAGTTTCAAAAGAACTTTGTAGTGAAACTGTTAATACAGCAGGAACTATTTGTGATAAAACAAAGAAAGCAAATGCTGACTTTGTTAAAGCAATAATGGATAGTATCTAATAGGATAATCAATGGCAGAATCGGTAGTAGTTGCTGACAAAGTAGAGTTAGTAGCAAATAATATACAGAATAAAGTAGGCGCAACATTGCTTGGAACTAAAGCGATGGCAGCTGATACTGTTAAAAGAGCTAATCCTACTGTTGATGTATTAAATAAAATTAAAGAGTTAAACTTTAAAACTGGTGAGAAACTAGCTTTAATTTGGGAAGTATTAAAGTCAACATTAGATTTAGAAAAAGACGCAGACCGTAGAAAAAGAGAAGAAGCAAAAGAACTTGCTCTTGAAGCACAGAAGAAAAAGAAAAAAGGTGCTGGTGGGTTAGAAAAAGTTGTTGAAGAAAAACAGAATTTTGGTTTGAGAAATATGTTGGCAACTGTAGGAACAACGTTGCTTACAATAGGTGGTTTAAAAGCATTTACAGGTGCAATATTTAGAGGAGGTCTTTGGGCATTGCTTGGTGCAATGGCAGGAAAAGCTATAATTTCTCTTCTTGATATATCAAGTCCTTCTGCTGTTGACGCAATAAAAACAACATTACCTACTGCTGCTGCTATGTTAGCAATGTTTAAACTTAAAACGGCATTGTTAGTAGCATTGCCTGTGATTTCTGCTTTTGGTATAGCATCCATAGCAAGTTGGTTGACAGGTAAAAAAGCGGCAGAAGAGGTCACAGGATTTGATTGGGGATCGGCAGCATTAACAGGTCCCGCTCTTGCATTGTTTTTGAGATTTGGTTTAGGGATGAAGGGAGGCGCCACTCTTTTTGGTTTAATTTCAGTTTGGCCACTTGTCATTGCTAGTTCATTAGCAATTGCATTAGGAGTAGGTGTTAGTTATCTTGCTAATAAAGTTGATAAAATACAAAACACAATGTTGGATTCATTGAAAGAAACTACAGAAATGACGCAAAAGGATTTTGAAACAAGATTAGCAAATGATAGACAAAATGCAATTGCTAAACACGCTTTATGGTTAGCGGCACTTATGGATGATAAAAATTTAAATATGGTACAACAAAATATAATGGCATTAAAGGCAGCAAAAAAAGGTGTCAAAGATGGTGAATTTAAAACACCAGAAATAAAAGATAATGTAATGGAAATAATTGATATGTATGCCAAGCTTTCAGAAAAGGGAATAGATAATTTATTAAAAGATAAACATAGAGTAGATGATGTAAACGATTTAAAAATAGAAGTATTGAATATAGCTAAAACTGGCGCATTTGGAGAAGATGAAAACGCAGTAATGATGAAAATGGCAAACCTTGAAGAAAAAATGCAAGAAGGCGCAGAAAGAAGAATAGACTTGTTAACAAGTAAAGGTATGGATGTTCCTTCATATGTACATCAAGTTTCTGACGCAACTTCTCAAGGTACGTTTGGTAAAAAGTCAAACCTTTTTGAAAAATATATGAGATTATTAGAACCTGAACAAAGAGCAAGAGCCGAACATATACAGTCACTTGAAAATGATCCAGAATATTTAGCACTTAAAGAGAAATATGAATCAGATGACCGTATGTCTGGTCTTGAAGGTGAAGGTATATCACCAGATGAGGAAAAACGATATTTTGAACTTAAACAAAAAATTGCTGACGCATATTTGAGTCAGAATTCAGGACGTAATGTTGATATGAACCTTGCCGCTGTAATGAATACGGTTGGAATGTTGGAGCACTTGATGAGTCTTGATACATCTCATAGAATAGACTTAAATAAAATTGTTAATAGGTCGCAGTTGAAGAAAGATCCAGAAAAAGTAGTCCCATTCCCAAATTTTATAGATAACAAAAAAACAAGTATAAAAGCTGATAGAACAAGTGTTGGAATTACTTCAAATCGTGGGTATAATTCTTTAGGTACAGAAGAAGAAAAACAATCTGCTATGTACAACTTGAATTGGTACGGTGCTTCAAGTGATATTAAATTGAAAGAAAATATTAAGTTTGAAGGAAAATCTCCATCTGATATAAACATATATTCATTTAAGTATAAAGATAAAGAAGGTAGATATAAAGGTGTGATGGCGCAAGAGGTTCCTTGGGCATCTTTTTTTGATAATAATGGATATTTAATGGTTGATTATTCTAAATTAGACGTTGACTTTGTTAAGATTTAATACAGATGATAACAATACTAGAAAACGCAAAAAATAGATTAACAGAATTAACACAAACAAATAGAAAAGTATTTGTTAGATTATCTGTAAAGGGTGGTGGTTGTGCTGGGTTTGGGTATGATTGGTCGTTTGAAAATGAATCTAAACCAGAGGATATTCTTGTAGATAATATATTATTAGTAGATAAACAATTTGAATTGTATTTATTAGGTATGCAATTAGATTATAAAAATGATTTATTTGGTTCTAATTTTGTATTCAACAACCCTAAAGCCAAATCCTCTTGTGGATGTGGCACATCATTTAGTATTTAAGACCTAATTGCTTTTCAGTAATTAGTTTAAACTCCATATTATTATTTACACAATATGCTCTGGCTGCTTGCCATTTTGCCTTATTTTTAATGTAGTTAAATGACTCACGCATAAATGCCTTTGTCTTTATTTTAGGTTTTTTAGGTTTAACAATTTGTCTTGATGGTTTAATTTCAATCATATACTTTTTATTCTTTATTGTTTTAATGATGAAGTCTGGAAAGTATCTATGAAATTTCTTGTCTAATGGATTATAGTATCTAATTGGTAACTCTTCACTTGCCCATACTAATACATCAGGATTTTGGTCGCAATAGTGCATAAACCTACGCTCTAATAGTGACCTGTACACTATCATATTAGGGTTGCCTACATACTTTCTAGGGTACGTTGGTCTGTATATTC